ATATAGAACACTTATTAATTAATAACAAATCAAAAGAAGAGATTGCGTTAACAGTTCCTGAGTCTTTAGGTAGATTCAAAGACTTACAAGCATTGTTATTACAAAATATCGCTAAAACATTACCTGAGTCAATCGGTCAATTACAGAATTTAAATTTCTTGGCGTTACCGTCAAATAAATCGTTACAAAGTTTACCTGAATCAATTGCTGATATACCAGGTTTAGCGTTTATTAACTTAAAAGATAGTAACCCTGGTGTTAAAATACCTGAAAGATTAAAAGAAAAACTATCTGATGAAGGTAGTGGGTTTTATTATGTAAACTAATTTACTTATTTTTTTACAAAAATAATGTTATGGGAAATGTTGACGTAGACATATATGTTAATCAGTTTATATCATTTTTTGATAAAAACCCTGAAGAGTTAAAAATTTTAATCGGTGATGTGGATAAAAATGAATTTTATCTTAAAGTTACTGAACAATGTTATGTTAATGTTGAAAATGGGGAAGAAATTTCTTTAACAAGGCCTCAGATACTTAAAATAATTGTTAAACTTAGAAAGAGTGAAATTACTATCTTTGAAAAAACTAAGATTTACGAAATTCACCAAAAAACAAAATTCGGAAACATTTGTTTAAATTAAATTTGGTAATATGAATGGTATTCATTACTTTTGTATTATAAATTTAAAAACAACAAAATATGTCATACACTTCCGAGTCAATTAAATCAACCGCACCAGCAGTATTTGCAACGTCCCCATCTCAAAAGATGTCGGATAAGTATGTTTTCGTACCAACATTTGAAATTCTTGAGAATTTTGAACGTGAGGGATGGCAATTATCATCTGTTAAACAAACAGGTCGTGGTGAACATGGTGTTCACGAATTAAGATTTCGTAATGGGGAATTACCTAAAGTTGGGGATTCAATCGTAGAGGTAATTATTCGTAACTCGCATAACGGATTGGCAACATTCTCAGTTAGTGCTGGCCTTCATCGATTAGTATGTAGTAACGGTTTAACGGTACCTACGTCACTTTCTGAGTCATTCAACCTTAGACATCAAAGATTTGATTTAAATGAGGTAAAACAACTTACAGAGAGTTTTGCGGGACGGTTACCTGTAATCCAAAGGTCAGTAGACCGAATGATGAATAAAGAACTGACTTTACCTGAGAAAATTCAATTCATTAAGAAAGCTATCAACACTCGTTGGAAGACTGGTACTGTACCACCAACTCTTGATGTTATGGAGATTATGTACCCTAAACGTGAAGAAGATAACAAGAATGACTTATGGACGGTATTCAATGTGGTACAAGAGAAGTTTATTAAAGGTGGTCTTGAGTATCAAACACAAAGAGGTAGAAAAACATCCTTAAGAGGTTTAAGTAGTATTATGGCGGTTAACCAAGTTAATACCAAACTTTGGGAACTTGCAGAAGAGATGTGTTAATTTAAATGGGGGTAATAACCCCCCATTCATTTAATTTAAATTATGAGAGAAATTTATTCATATACTTTGACGGATTACACCACGATAAAATTCGAGGGTACTAATGATTTATGTTTTGATAAACATGAGACTGTGAATCCATTGGGGGATAACGAACCATTAAAGAAAAAAACTACACTATCAACCGATGGTTGGGATGGAGGGCATTATGGTAAATTTAAACAAGAATCTATTAGTGAAGACGAAGAGGATTTTATTAAAAACTATGGTAATCCTTTATGTACTGTAAGGTTGTACAGAAGAACTATTGTTGTTACTGAAAAGGATAATAAGATTGCTTTAAAAATATTTGAATATAACCGAGTTAGGATTAAGGCGACCAAATATTTTAGGTTATCAACAAGAGTTGAATTTCTAACATTTAATCATACAACAAATTCATTATATACGGGTTATATTATAAACTATCATAAAAAAAGAAAGTGTCGTAAAAAACTTAGAAGGTGTATTTTTGCTGAAGACCCAATTAATCGTTTTCGTTCTTTAATAAATTCTTTATTTGGTGACTATAAAGAAAAAGTTATTGAACCTAAAATTTGGGGGAGGTCTGATTTAATTAATCATATTATTAATTTGTTTGTTAACTCAATCCCTGGCACTGAAAAATACCCTGAATTATCGCCTGAGTTAAAATTATATAAACGATACTTAGATTATTCGGGTATTAAATTTTCAAACAATTGGAGTTCGTTTATATTATATAATCCACAACCTAAAAAGGTTGAGTTGGTTAAGAATGGTATGAAATATATTGACACTATTATTAGTAACGCAGGTCTTAATGGAGATAAACTTAAACGTGTATTACATAAAGTAAAACAATGTGATTTTACAACATTATCTTATACTTATGAGGTTTTTGGTAAGAATTTTATAATGTCACAAAATGACGATATCATTAAAAAAATGATTGAAAACTCCGTGGTTAACGGTAGTGGCGTACAGGTTAATTTTACTAACAAGGAAAACCAAAACTCGTTCGATATCTTCAAGTTAGTATTAGATGGACAAATAAATTATAATACCTTCCATGACCATTTAAACTTTCATAATTTCTTAAATAATTTAGAAACAATTAAGTGGAAGTCTTCTAATTACGAAGACTTTATGGATGAACACTTTGAGTGGTCAGAAAAACAAGCGTTCTATACGTCAGGTGACTTTAAAAGATATTATGGTGAGAAGTTTAAGTCAGAAGTTGAAAGACCGTTATTGGGTGTAAATGTTCATTTTCCTGTTTTATTGACCACTAGTAAAGAATATAATAAAGAATCTTTCATACAGTCTAATTGTGTTAAAACTTATATTAAAAAACCACACTCAGTTATTGTATCTTTAAGAAGAGATAATGTTGATTCTGAATATAGAGTGACTATTGAATACTTTATTAAGTATAGTGGTGGTAAAGTAGTTGAATTGAAAAGAGTACAATCATTAGGTAAATTTAATTATAACTTTGGAGAAGATTGGTCAATTATTTTAGAAAACCTTGATAGACGAATAGATGACTTGGTTAAAAAAGAATTGTTTGTTTTACCTGAGATAGAATCTATATTTGGTCACAAAACAATCAAAAGTAAATTAGTTGAAATAGGGTCAAACCAATTTTATGATGTTCATAATATAGGTAGTGAAACTAAATTAGATTGGGATAATGATATGATATATAATGTTACTTTAAAACAAAGTATATTTGATGATTTTGAACCTAATAATTTACTAAATATGATTAATGAATTAGATTTTTAAGATGAAAGAAATTCCTTTATTTTGTGTTGAAATGTTTACCAAAAAGTATGGTGTTCATCCTAGTTTTGTTGAGGTGATGTTACCATATTCAGAATCCGCAATTAAAACCGTAATTAAAAAATCGTATTTACTATGGTACAGAGACTTTGTTAATGAGAAAGGTGAAGTGTTAAGTAAAGACACGTTATATGAATACGATTCAACAGGAGTTCTTTTGTATTTTAAAAACGGTACTCATATATTTATATTAACAAAACCCGACAAGAAAAGTATTGTTGAGTTTTTTATACATAACTTAAAAAAAATAAAATAAACTATGGAAATTACACAAGAATTATTACAGGAAAAAATTAACAACGGAGAAAAATTAGTCGTGGATTTTTGGGCACCTTGGTGTGGTCCTTGTAAAATGATGAAACCTGTTTTTGAAACCGTTGCGGAAAAATATCAAAAAGAAAATTCTGAAGTACAATTATATACATTGAATGTTGAAGAGAATAAAGAATTTTCGTCCAAGTTAGGAATTAGAGCAATCCCTACAATAAAATCTTTTGCCAATGGTAAAGAACAATTTTCAAGACCAGGATTACAAATGGAGTCTCAAATAAATGATATTGCAAAAAATTTATTGAATGGATAAAGTATTAATTCTTTTCACAATGGAGGGTTGTCCTTTTTGTGATATAATGAAAGAACAATTAAATGAGATTGATATTGATTATGTGGTTAGGGATATTAACGAATATGAGGAAGAATATGACATGTTTGTTGAGATTACCGAAAATGACTTTGTACCAGCATTTATGATTATTGAATCACCTGATGAAAATCCTAAGACCATGTTGTTTGCTCCTGATAGAGATTTCAATGAAATTGAAGACGGAGTTAAAATAATTAAAGAACATTTTAATTTATAAAAATCCTTCACTAGATTTTTTTATGTATTTACGATATGAATTTGACTTTTAAAAAAAATGGTGTTACTCATCATCCTGCAAGAACTTGGGAATTAACTGACGGTAATTACATTAATATTTATCAGGGTAGTCGTGGACACAATCCAGAGTTAGATTTTATTGTTAAATACAAAACTGAAAAATCTAGATTAAGAGCTCCATCACATACTCATTGGATTGTTGATTTACTTTTAAAATGTGAACATAATCCAAATGGGGTTAACTCTTATGTAACTGAATGGTTAGAGATATACGATGTTGCCTCAGCATTTAACTCTATTGAGGAACGTAATAATTATTGTTTAATGTATAACGATTATTTTACCGAAAAATATGATTTGTTACAAAATTTAGGTGTTTTTTCAGTTGAATTTTTATCCGCAATGATTGAATTGTTTATTAAGTGTGAAAAACAAACGCCCAATGCCTTCATGTTTAAAACCCTTTTAGTTTTAATTAAAGATTATTGTGAGGGTAAAAAAGACTTCTACCAAGTAGTGTCCTATTCTAAACGAGTTTAAAAAATAATTAAATCTTTTGTTCTATCATGGATTAACCATGGTTTATCACTAATAGGATTATTTAAATCCTCAGAAACATCGTAGTTTAATATGGTAGTTTGAAATTTATTTAAATTAAAATCAAACACATCCAATACCATAGATTTAATTGTTTCTTCCTGATACATCGAATCTGAAATAATTCTTATGTTGAAATCATCATCTTGGTTTTTAAGTGTTGATATTTTGAATAATATCTTATTTGAGTTAATTACTTTGAATAACTGATTACAAATATATTCTGAATAGTAAAAATATAATCTACCCATACTTAAACTATGTCCGTATGGAAATTCAGATGAAATATTAAGAGGGGAATAAGAGAAGTAACTTAATTTTGTTGTGTCCTCATGACTGAAATCCAATTCAACCATGAACCCTTTATGGTCTGACACTGAATTATATTTAACAGTATTATCTGATTGAACAAAGTTAATCATTTTTTGGTTAAATAATGGTCTTTCAGTATTATAGAAGGTGAACCAATATTCTTCCTTCTTAACTAATTCATTATTGTATAAGATTAGGTCGACAACATTTATATTATCATAACCGTACTTGCTTAACAAGGATTCGTTTTCTTTATAAAACCTTTCTTTAACGTCAGACATGTCTAATATCTTAGAAGAGTTTGTCATACCGTTTATTACAAAGAATTTACCACAATCAGTTATCTCAACTACCGTATCGTATTTTGTATCTTTGTTTATTTCTTTTAAAACAAAATCGGCAAAACTGTTTACGATTCCTTTATTTGAATATTTATTGATGTAGTTCATTTTTAATAATTATACCAATTAATAGTAAAAATAATTTATATTATAAATAGAAAAAGGGGCGTTTATCACCCCTTTTTAATAACAGAAATAAGAAATAAATTACTTCTTATTGTAGTACTTCTCAACAACTTTCTTAATTGACTCTTGAATAGAAGAGTTATTAGTAGTTTGCCCTTGAACCTGAGCCAAAGTTTGATTTTGACTACTTTGTTGAGGGGTCGAAACTGTTTGAGGTTGAGTTTGATTTCCTTTATTTTTGCACCCGCATCCCATGGTAATAATATTTAGATTTGTTTATTCTTATTTATAAATATCACCAACTAATTTTTAATGTCAAGAAATTCAGGTTAAATTTATTTTATTTTCAAGTATTTATAGACATGGGAAATAAAGTAAGACTTACTGAACAAGGGTTACAACAACTAATTAAAAGAATTGTTGAGGAAGTTGATGGTGAATATTATAAAATATCACCAGAAGAATATTTAGAACTATTAAAGTTATCGGGGTATCACGGACAAGGAATTAGCAGATTGCCAAAGTTTAAAGGAAAACCTTTGTGGATAACCGGTGATTTAAAAATAAATAACACATCAACAGATTCTTTAGGGAATGTTGGTTATGTTGAGGGTAGTTTAGATATATCAAACACTAAGATAAGTGACATATCAAAAATTAATGTTAAAAACCATGTATGGGATGGCGGGACTCCGGTTCAACGCAAAAGATTGGCGGCCGAATTACAAAAAAAGAAAAATGAAATGGATGTTCTTCGCGATAACGATGAATGGAACATTAATAATACAGATGATGTAGGTTTAAAAGCTAATGCCTTATTTAAATATTTAATTTCTGTCGGTTTAGATGTTTTAGATGAAGAGGACCAAGAAAAATTATCTAACTTAAAAATTGAGTTAGATAAACTACAAGACAAATATAACAACGTTGAAGAACCTGAATTAGTTTCTGGTTTATATGATGAAATTAGTGATTTAGAGGGTGATATTGAAGGTTTAGAAAATGAAAACAATGATGTTTATATCATTTCCCCAAATCGTTATAGTACCTATGGGTTACAAAGTTTTGAAGTCTTAAGCCCTGAGTTTACAGACATGGTTTATAGTGTTGGGACCTCTGATGAGATGGATGACGCGGCGTTAACATACGCTAAAAATTATATTGATGAGGTTGGACTTGATGGGTTTAATCGGGGTTTTATTGATGAATACATTGATATTGATTATCTTAGAAGTTACTTTAGTGATTGGTTTGAAGATGATATACGACAAAATCCTGAAAGTTATTTCAGTGAAGATGATTTTAAATTAACCCAAAAACAAGAAGAAGAAAAAACTAGATTAGAACAAGAGATTGAAGAATATGAAGAAAGACAAAGTAATTTAGATAGTGAAATTGAAGAACCTGATGAATATTCTAGAATGTATGACCAAATACAAGACCACATCGATTCTTTACAAGAAGAATTAGACGATATAACACCTGATGATGAACCTACTGAGGAAATGATAGAAGAACTTCTTGAAAGTAGGTTAAATGATGTTGAAGACAGTCCTATATATTATATTAAAGAATATGGTGCTGACATTAAAAATTTTATTGATGAAGACGCTTTAGCTAAAGGACTTGTTGATAGCGACGGATGGGGTGTTATGAATGGGTATGATGGAGATTATGAGGAAGTAACCGTAAATGGTCAAGATTTTTATGTTATGAGAGTCGAGTAAAAGTATTCATTTATTTATAAAATTTTTGTATATTTTTAATAAATGGAAAAGAAAGGAAGACATAAAAAAGTTGAGTTTATAATGGACACTGATTGGTTATTCCAAGGTATCTTAGATGCAGAACAAAAACAATACGTTTTATTAGACTATTTCCAAAAATTAAATAAACATTTGGAATTAATGGAGGTCTACCCAATGTTTATTGAACTATCACTACATTTAGGGAATATTCAAACCTTACTTAATAAAAACCAAATTTTATATACTGATAAAAAATTTTTAACTAATGATGATGAGTTAGTATTATCGGATTTAAAAGTTAAAGACATTCCTGTTCTTGCGGACGAAGAAATTGACGAGTACCATCAGATTTTAAAAAATACACAACCACAATTATTTTACTACTTTAATTTTGCAAAATCAATTTGGAGTATGGTGTATGATTCTGTCGATATTGTTGTAAAAAAAAATAAAAATAATTTTAAAAGTAATTCAGGTTTTTTTTATTTTAAATCTAAAAATATTGTTTATGTATGGCAATATACCACCAAAAAAGTTTATAGGGTTAAAAATCAAAGTAAAACAACTACAAAATTAGTTTACGAAGGACCACAAAATAATTTGACAATGTTAGAAATTATTTCTAAATTTTCTAAAACATATGAAAAGAATGAGGAAGTTAATAATCCTGTTTTTGAAATGTTTTGTAAAGATATATTTCCGCTTGAGGAAACGTTAATTCCAATCTTTAAAAGAAAAGTATTAACATATATCAGTCAAAGTGGTGGTAGTAAAAAAACGGTTAAATATATAGAATAATGGGGCTCAAAAGTAGATTTATTGATATTGATAGCATCAATCATTACTTAGAAGGTAATGAAAAATTAGATATGTTATTTAAGGCGGATTCTTTTATTTTTATGGATGAAACTGCGTCTAAAGTTTACGAGTGGTATATTAAAAAGTTAACTGATGAAGAAATAAAATTAAAAATCAGTGAGTATTATATAAATAAAATAAAGTAAAAAAGATGATAAAAATTGAATATGTATGGTTAGATGGATATGCGCCAGAACCTAATTTAAGAAGTAAGATAAAAGTAATTGAAGGTGTGATTACTGATTTAACAAAAGTACCTGAATGGAACTTTGATGGTTCGTCAACAAAACAAGCCGAAGGATATAGTTCTGATTGTATATTAAAACCCGTTCGAATATATCGTGAGAATGATTGTTATAATAAAGTGTATGTGTTTTGTGAGGTAATGAATCCTGACGGAACACCACACGAATCAAACCATAGAACCATGTTAGGTGACGAGGTTAATGATATGTGGTTTGGGTTTGAACAAGAATATTTTATTCAAGAGGGTATTGGGAAATCAATATTAGGATTTAATCGAGGTCATATTGAAGGACAAGGTAAATACTATTGTGGTGTCGGTAGTAATGTTGTTGGACGACAATTAGTTGAAGAACATATGGATTTATGTTTAAATATGGGGATTGAAATTACCGGAGTTAATGCTGAAGTTGCTTTGGGACAATGGGAATATCAAGTGTTTGCTAAAGGTAAAATTAAAGCTGGTGACGATTTATGGATGTCAAGATATTTGATGGAGAAATTATCTGAAAAATACGGATATCATATTAACTACCACCCAAAACCTATTACTGCGGGTGATTGGAATGGTTCGGGTTTACATACAAACTTTTCAACAAAAAAGATGAGAGAAGTTGGGGGTGAAGGTTATTTCAAAACACTATTCAATGCGCTTGAGTCAAGAAAAGAACAACATATTGAAGTTTACGGTTCAGATAATAATCTTAGATTAACTGGTAAACATGAGACACAATCAATCCATAAATTTAGTTGGGGGGTAAGTGACAGAGGAGCTTCAATTAGAGTTCCAAGGTTAGTTGCAGAATTATGGAAAGGGTATCTTGAAGATAGACGGCCAGCGTCCAATGCGAACCCATACGAGGTTATCAAAGCAATTAGTGACACTATTGATATGGCTGACGAATTATCGGTTACATTAAGTAATATGTTTTCAAATGTTAATACTAAAAACTTTGATGATTTAAAATCTAAATACAATGGAATACCGACCGCAGAAGAACTCTTAGAGGAATATAAAAATGATGATGATTATGAGTTATCTGAAAAAATGATGGAGTCTAAAGCAAATGTTAAACCAGAGTTTATTAATAACAAAAACTAATAATATAAATGAAAGATAATTGTGCGTGTAACCCAATAAATGGGGGAGATGGTAATTGCCAGTGTGTAAATTCATCTAATGTTAACATAGAAAAAGAAATGGTAAATCATCCTGACCATTATCAATTTGGTAAAAATAATGAATACGAAGCAATAAAAGTTATTGACGCTTGGGATTTAGGGTTTAGTTTAGGAAATGCAATAAAATATATTAGTCGTGCAGGAAAAAAAAGAAAAGATACAGAACTTGAAGACCTCAGAAAAGGACTTTGGTACCTCCAACACCATATCGAAAACATCGAAAAATAAAACAGGACTCAGTAAAGAAATTTCAGTTTTAGACGCAATCACAACACCAAGTGAATTACTACGAGAAACTTTTATTAATTTTATGTGGGGGTTTTTAGGTAATTCTATTGTTGTGTTTGTTGCAAAAGAATTGGACTTTTTAGTTTTAATAAATTATATTTTGTATTACGTTTTAATTTCGTACATTGTCAACAGAAAAAAATATGATACAATTTTAGGTAAGTTTATCGTTCTACCTGGTTCAGCTGCGGGAGGAGCATTTGCAGGATATAAATTAGCTCAAATAATTACAGAAATAGTTTAATTAAAAAAAAATAAGATATGATAGGTAGTTTAGTGTATGTAAGTTTATTATTGAATGTGGTATTAATTTTAAAATTGATACGCAAATGATGATAGTAATGGGAATTTTAATTGTTGTTGCAATAGTGTTAATAACTGTGTTAGTGATGGATATTTTAATTGATATAATAATATGAAATACTACAAAATTATTTTAGCTGGTAAAGGAGCAGAACTTTACCCATTTGAATTAAACACAAAACAATACGAAACTTTTCGTGATAATGGGGTAGAACAAGATGAGATGGAATGCGATGATATATGTGAAATATTAGAAGTTGAAAGTTTCCTTGATTCACCAAACGAATCTATTATGGGGCCTTTTGCGGATTCATTTATTTTAAGAGTTGAAGATGAGGATGGAAAAGTTGTTTATGAAACAGAAGTTTTGGATATAAAAAAAATTGATTACGAAGAAAAATATTGTAGTAATAAAGCTTTTTTAATTGTTGAAAATTATTGTAAAGGTGAACAAGTAATTTATGATATACCACTTGAAGAAGATTTTGATATTGATAAATTAAGATTAAAAGTCTATGATGTTGGTTGTAGAGTCGAAGTAGTAAATGAAATTATATATGATGAAAAATCATATGAAATTTATAAATCATATGGTGATACAACTAGTAAAGGATTTAGTTATCATTTAACGGCAGGAATTTAAAAATTATGGAAACAGGAAAAATAATAAATGGAGATTGTATCAAGGTAATGAAAACATTATCTGATGGGTGTATTGATTTGGTTGTGACATCACCACCATATAATTGCGGAATTAAATATGACACCCACATAGATGACTTACCTATGGATAAATATTGGGGTTGGACAAGAGAATGGTTAACAGAAACTTACCGATTGATTAAAGATGACGGTAGAGTCTCAATTAACATTCCCTACGAAGTGAATGTTCAAGATAGAGGAGGTAGAGTATTTTTTGTTTCAGAATTTTATCAAATAATGAAAGAGGTTGGATTTAAATTCTTTGGAATTGTGGATTTAGAAGAAGATTCGCCACACAGAAGTAAGACAACCGCATGGGGTTCTTGGATGAGTCCCAGTTCTCCATATATTTATAATCCAAAAGAATGTGTAATATTAGCTTATAAAAAACAACACATTAAAAAAGTTAAAGGTGAACCAGAGTGGAAAGGAGTCCCAACTGAGATTGAACAGGAAGATGGGACATTAAAGAAAAAAATTGTGTATGAGGAAAAAGATAAGAAAGAGTTTATGGAACTTGTATTTGGTCAGTGGAATTACTTTGCAGATACTAAATCACTCACCAAGGCAACTTTCTCGATGGACATACCAACAAAAGCGATTAAAATATTGTCCTACAAAAACGATGTAGTTCTTGACCCATTTGCGGGTAGCGGGACATCATGCGTTGCTGCGGAAATATTAGATAGACGATGGATAGGTATAGAACTAAGTCCTGACTACGCTGAGATTTCTCGTAAACGAATACAATCTTTTGTGGATAAGAAAAAACAACTTAAATTAGAATTTAATAAATAGGGGAATTTAATATCCCCTTTTTTGTTTTCATGATATTTATTATAAAAAATACACATGAAAGGAATGAAACTTAATGAGTCTGAATTAAAAGATAGGATATTTCAAATTTATAAAGAGGAACAATATAAGATTCTTGAAGAAAAATGGAACAAATTATCTAAAGAAGATAAAATATTTGTTTTTGAATTTGCAAAAAAAATATACCCTGAACAAACCAAGT